GATATTGAAGTTTGGGTCAAGTTCTTAAACGGCGAAGATACGGATCAAATCAGTCAGAAGACATGGACCCCGTTATACAACGCATCTTATGATGTTTATTCCGATCCAAGCAATCCTAACGATTTCCGAGAATACGTGTTCAAGGTTGGTTCATACTATGGTTCGTATCTTGCTAACGGAACGATTACAACAACTACAGCAAGCACAACGGTCACAGGTAACAATACATTCTTTTCAAGAGATTTAAAGCCAGGATGGTTCATCAACCTTAACGCTGATAACTCTAAGAAGATTATTAGCATTGCTAGTAACACAAGCCTTACGATTGAGTCTGCTTTCGCTAATAACCATACCAATGAAGCGTTCTATTTGGTTCCTCCTTATACAACACCTTGGTTATCTAGCAGCAGCAGAAATCAGTTATCAGGAACGGTTTCGACCTATACTACAAACAACTCAATTGTAGGCGTAGGCACCTCCTTTACTACACAGTTAAAGGCAGGAAACATTATTGAAGTTGAAGGCGATTCGCAAACCATAGTGTATATCGCCAACAACACGTTGTTAGGAGTTGGTACGCCTTGGTCTTCTAATAATAGCGGCGCTAATGGTTATATCGTTTCACCAAACGGCGTAACGTATTACAACAATAACCTCAATCTGTATTCCTCATTTAAGCAGTTCCAGATTAAGGTTATTCTAAAGTCCAACGATAGCTCTAAGGTTCCGTTCATTGACGATCTCAGAGCGCTAGCATTACAATTATAAAATGAACGATAAATACTATAAAACCGATTTTGAAGGTTTGGTTAAAGACTCAGAGAGTGGAGCGATTCTCAACGTTGATAACGCCAAACTTGACGCATATAAGAAGCAAAAACAGTTCTTAGAAAATAATATGAGAAATTCGGAAAGAATTAGTAAGGTGGAAACCGATCTGAACGAAATCAAAGAAATGTTAAGCCAATTACTAAAGAGAAGCTAATAAATGACCGTAAACATTTCAAATACAGCTAACAATAATACTTTTGATTATTGGCGCAACAGAACCAACGATCTTGCATATGCTATGTCTACGTATGCCGTAACCGCTGGTGGTTCTAATACGGCAGCTGGTAATGCGGCTATTACAGGTACATTTACATCCAATTCTGTAGTAACTAACACCATTTCTATTACCTCTGCCTTCAGCATTGGTAACTCTACGGTCAACACTTACGTAACACCTACTTCGATTGCAACAGGCAATTCTACGGTCAATTCCTATGTAAATTCATCTGCTATAGGAACAGCTTATACTTTATCTGTTGGTTCTAACGCTATTATTAACAATAGCACTTTATTCATTGGTAATACTTCTTCTAATTCTATTCTTGATAAGTCTCAGCTTTATCTAAGAGGCAATACAACTACCAGTACGTTGGTAAACACTTCAACTGTTTATATTACAGCCACTAATGGCGATGCAGTATCTATCAGTCCAGCTATTTTTACGTTCGGAACGTCAGTTGCAATTAACACTAGCGTTATAACAACAAACGCTACAGCCGGTTTCTATGCCAATACCTCGGCTATGAAAATAGGCGCTAATCTAATCGTTAATACCTCTGCCTTTACAGTTGGCAACTCTACTGCTAACGTTTTACAAAATTCAACAGACTTAATTCTACAGTCTGGAACTACTAATACTATTGTTAATGCGTCTTTAATAAAAGTATCATCTGCTACTCAGAACGCAAACCTATCTCCATCGACTCTGTTCCTTGGCAATTCAACGGTTAATACAACCGTCACAGTCGGTAGCGTTAACGTCAATGGCGCTTCTGTTGTCAATACCACGGGCGTTTATGCTACAACAGTTAATGCTGCTTCTCTTACTGTAGGAACGTCAACAGTCGCTAATGCCACCGGTGTTTATGCTACTGGTACAGTTAACGCTTCTTCGTTAACGGTTGGAACTAGCACTATCGCTAATGCCACCGGTGTTTATGCTACCGGCGTTGTTAATGCTTCTTCACTAACAGTTGGCGCAACATTTACTGCTAACGCTACATTAGTTAATGCTGCAGCTGTCAACGTTACTGGTGCGGTGAATACTGCTACCATTTATGCTTCTGGTTCTGCCAACATCGCTTCTGGTGTATTAGCTAATGCTTCAGGTGTTTATGCAACCGGAACGGTTAATGCTGCATCCCATACAGTCGGAACTAGCACTATCGCTAACTCTTCCGGTGTTTATGCTATTGGTACAGTTAACGCTTCTTCTCTTACTGTAGGCTCTAGCACTATCGCTAACACCACAGGCGTCTATACTGGAGTCGTTAATGGTTCTTCGCTAACTGTTGGTACAACATTTACCGCTAATGCTACTCTCGTTAATGCTGCCGCAATCAATGTTACAGGT